GGCTCCTATTGTTTCAAGGAGACCGCCTTCTTTCGTTTGGCCTTATTCGTTGACGCAAATGCCGATCTGAGAGCCGTCCAGGAAATAGAAGTTCACAATGCCCAAGGGGTGTACTTCGCAATGCTCCAGAACCTTTCCCACAAGAGCCATGTCGATTTCCTTAAGCGGAGTGGCCTTTGCGGTCAGGCGCATGAACTGTTTGGCTCGGAAAGCCGCAAGTGGGTCATCGCTCTGCGCTTGGCTTTCCCAATTGGGCAGGAACTCTCCTCTCCGCTCCAGCACGGCGTTCCAGGCGGTCACAAAGGCCCGGTGGAGGTCAGTCTCCCACAGGGAGTCGTTACTGCACCCTGGTCCCTCCTTGCCCATGCACTTGTTTCTGCATTTCCACTGATACTTTACCCCGTCCAGTCTGGCTTGGCGGCGGCGCCAGTATCCATCACCGCAGACCCCGCAGAAAACCCGGTTCGTAAAGGGCTGGAGGTCGGTGTAGCGTCCCATCGTCCGCAGTCCGTGTTGCTTCATAAACTGCTTGCGGCGAATGATCTCCTGTTGCACGGCGTTCCAGAGTTCCTTGCTGACGATGGCCTCGTGGTCATCCTTCACATAGTATTGCTCCACCTGACCGGTATTCTTAACTTGCTTCTTGGTCATGAAGTCCAGGGTATAGGTCTTTTGTAGGATAGCATCGCCCATGTGCTTTTCATTTTGTAGGATGCCAGCAATGGTGTCCACCGTCCACTTCGGTTCGCCCATGCAACCGGGGACCCGGTTCTCATTCAGCTTCCGGGCCATCACATCGGGGTTGACCCCATCCATATAGGATTCAAAAACCCACCGCACGACCTCGGCTTGCTCTGGATTGATGACCAGCCGTCCGCTTTCATCCTTGTCGTAGCCATAGAAGCGGTTGGTGTTCAGATGCAAAACCCCCTGCTTATAAAGGGAGCGGATGCCCCAGGTGGTGTTCTCCGAAATGGAGCGGCTCTCGTCTTGGGCAAGGGAGGACAAAATGGTGAATAGCAGCTCTCCTGTGCCGTCCATCGTATAGATGCCCTCCTTCTCAAACCGAATGCCAATCCCCAAGTCTTTCAGTTGTCTGGAGTATTTGAGGCAGTCCTGCGTGTTGCGGGCAAAGCGGCTGATGGACTTGGTGATGACCATATCGATTTTCCCGGCTTCGCAATCCGCAATCATGCGGTTGAACTGCTCTCTGCGCTTGGTGCTGGTGCCTGAAATACCTTCATCGGCATAGATGCCAGCCAGTTCGTACTCTGGCGTGTTGTTGATGTATTCGGTGTAATAGGTCACCTGGTTTTCAAAGCTGTTGAGCTGCTCGTCCTGCTCGGTCGAAACGCGGCAGTAGGCGGCAACTCGGATTTTGTGTTGCTGTACCGTTGTGCGGCTGTGCAAACCCCGTTGTGCGGGGATATGAACGACTTCTCTTGGCATGGGTCAATCTTCCTTTCTTGTGTAGGGGCATTCGGTGGACTGTTCGTATTCATCTTTGGGGTAAGCGGTGTAGTGGGGCATCCCATACTCATCCTCGTAAAAGAACGCTGTGACTGGTTCTGTGATGTCCCCCCACTCGTTGGCGACCTGGGCTGGTAGGTAGATGCCCTTGCAGTATTTTGCGCCCTCTTTCAGCTTGGTTCTGCACCCCCAATACTCACGGGGTCCATTCTTGGGGCTGGTACACCATTTGTGAATCAGAACCTTGCCGCAGTAGGGGCAGAACAGTTTCCCCGACAAGGGGTAGGTCGTTCTACTGGAGACGCGCCCTTCTGGATGTGCGCTCTGGTAGGCCTGGAGGGCATTGCTTCGCTGTTGCAAAACATTCTGAACCGTATCCCACTGTTCTTCCGAAACGATAGCGGGGTGATTATCTGGCAGATACCAGTATTCATGTTGACCACGGTTTTTGTGGCGGCGTCTCCGCTCATCCTGGTAGGTCTTCTGCATCATGAGGTCACCTTTGTAGGCGGCGTTGTCCAGAATCCGAAAGATTCTGCTGTCGCTCCACTCAGCACCCGTGGGATTCTTGATGCCCTGCTTTTTCAGGTAGCCCTTGATCTTGCTCGGCCACACACCGTTCTGGGCAAGGTCAAAAATTAAGCGCACCGTCTGGGCTTCCTCCTCAACGATGACGATGTTGCCGTTCTCGTCTTCCCGATAGCCCAAGGTGCGCTCCAGCCCACTCACGCGCTTGCCAGCGTCGAACTTTCTCCTATAGGTAAGTTTTGCGTTTGCCGCCGCTCCCTCACTCTCGGCCTGGGCAAAGGCAGCCAGAATAGCCAGCATCAACTCACCTGTACCCGAAAGGGTGTTGATATTTTGAAGCTGAAAGAAAATACCGACACCAATGCTTTTCAGTTCCCTTGAGAACTTCAGCACGGTCTCGGTATTTCTTGCGAATCTCGATACACTTTTTACAACGATGAGATCAATCTTCCCGGCTCTGGCATCTGCTATCATGCGCTGGAACTGGGGCCTTTTTTCGTAGAACCCCGAAATGCCCTGGTCGGCGTAGATACCCGCCAACTCCCAGCCTGGGTTGGCTTGGATGTAGTCAGCGTAGTAGGTGATTTGGTTTTCGAGAGAGTCTTCCTGCTCGGAGGAGTCTGTGGAGACTCTCGCATAAGCGCATACCCGCACTTTCTGATGCTGCGGCGCGGCTGTTCGCTTGATGACTTGAATTTGCATAAGGTTTCCTCCTCCCTCTGGGGTAGTGCTATATTCCCGTAGATGTGGCGATTAGTCAAGCGATATAAACGCTATTTTTCTGTGAATTTTTCACGGTAAAAAATGATGCCCAGCAGTCGAAAAACCGCTGGGCAGTGCATTTTTAGGTACGAGTGCAGTAGTCGAGAGAAATCCAGCCAGCGCCAGACTTCAGCTTGCCCCATCCCTTCTTGGAGCCAGCCCCGGACTGCACGGCGGTAATGGTGAACACACCCTTCCCGGTGAAAGTCCCGGTCTTATTGTAGTTCGTACCGGGGCCTTTACGGATGTTCAGGGTGGAGATGCTCACCTGCACCGAGAAGGGGCAGTCCGCATTGGTCATGGTCTTGCTGGTGGAGGCGGTGGCTGTCGTGGTCGAAGCCACAACATCGTACTTGGTCAGCGACCACTTTTCAATGATGCTACACAGGTTGTCCACATAGGTCGTGGAAGTGGCATAGCCGCCATCTTTGATGATCTGAGCCGCCTGCTTGTAGTCCGTGCAGCCTTTCAGACCTTTATAGCGGAGGGCGGTGCCGTTCTTTGCCCCAATCAGATAGGCAGAGTGGTCGGCGATGGAGTCCTCGATGCTGGCATACTTTCTGAACTCGGCGGTCACCGTGTAGGTCGTGCCATCGTCCTTCTGCTCCTCGGTCTCCTTGCTGTAGACGGATGTGCCATCCCAGGTAGAGCCAGACCAGGTGTTCCCGGACAGGGACTTCTTCATGCCGAACAGATTGTTTGCTTTCTGGGCCAACTCGGATTTCCCGTAACCAGACTCCAGAATGAATTGTGCCAGAGATACAGAAGCCAGCACCCCGGAGGACTTCTGATTGGCGGTGAACAGCGCACCGACCTTTGCGATGGCCTTGGCATCGGTCAGCCCGGAAAGAACCGTAGCCTGCGTACCAGATGCCGAGGTGCTGGTGGTCGTGACCGTGGTGGTCAGCTTGGCCTTGAACGCCTTCCACTTGCTCTCATCGCCGCTATCCGCATTCCAGCCAATGATGCCAGGACACAGCTTACCAGTCACATCGTAGTGGCGAATGACATGGTCAGCGTCGATGGAATACTTCTCCATCAGGTACTTTACCAGTTCCACCGCCTTGGCAATCACAGCATCGGTGTAACTCCAATACTTGTCGTTGGCGGTGGTCACCTTCTTGGTGCTGTTGGTGGAGCAGACTTCAATGCCGATGGAGTTCACATTCTTCGCCACCCCATACAGAGAGCCACCCTTGGTGCTGTACTTGCTACCCCCACAGTGCCAGCAGTAGCGATTGGCAATGTCGGGGTTATACTGGACGATAGTGGAATCGTCCACGATGAAATCTGCGGATGCCTCGTTGGTGGTCGAAGCGAAGTAGGCGGCGGTGCTTGCCGCAGAGCCAGCTTTGGAGGTCACCCCGGCTGTGTAGTGGATGACGATATACTTGATGCTTCTGCCCTTCGAGGCAGTGGTGTGGGTGGTGGATGTCTTTTGCGTGATGTTGATAGCCATTTTATCCTTCCTCCTCATCGTTGTCGGCGCGGTCGTGGAGCTGCTCCAGAACCGCTTTCAGCTTCTCAGGAACGGGCAAACCCAGGTGGGCGGCATTCTCCAGCAGGGACACGCCCTCGTTGGACAGATAAAAGAAGATCACCGCAGTCCGCAGAACGGAGCCGCTTCCGATGATGTTCATGTCCAGCACATTGGCGATACCCACCAGTAGGAAAATTAGCACCTTGCGGCAGATGCCTCGGAAGCCGACCTCGCTGGATAGGGCCTTGTCGTTGATTGCGCACATGACCCCGGTGATGTAGTCAGCGACCACAAACAGGATGAGCGCATACAACAGGCCATCGCAGCCGCCCAGGAAGTACCCCAGCCAGCCGCCGATGGCCGCGAACACAAGTTGGATCGCATTCCAGAATTCTTTCATTTTGAAACCTCCTCATAATTTCTTTGGTTTGATGGAATGGTAGAGAAAAGGCTCGGTCGCTGGTTAACCGTACAGCTTAACCGCTGTCAGGTAGCCAGCAACCGAGGCCGAACTCGAAATATAGACATTGAGATAGAAAGTCGATGCCGCCGTGATCGTCACGATTGCGCACGAAAATGTGCTGTAATAGTAGCTTGAACTGTAGGCGTAAACGCTGCTTCTCGTTGTGGCGATTTCAGCGGAGCCGTTTAGGATGCGTTGGGTCATCGTGCGTGTAGAACCAGAGACGCGGGCTTCAGCCGTAATCAAATAAGTTCCCGCCGCCAAGGACCCGGTATTGCAGATGCTCGTCCAAGTCGCAGCAGATGGAGTCACCGTTGCGGATGTGGATGTGATGGGGGGCGCACTGCAAGCGGTGATTGTACCCGAATTCATATAAACAGGCTTATTGGCACCGCCAACTGTGCTAGAGCAAGCCGTGACCGTGCCTCCGCTCATGTAGACGGGTTTTGCTGTGCCGCCGACCGTACTGGAGCAAGCTGTAACTGTGCCGCCACTCATATACACGGGCTTTGCCGTACCTCCGACACTGCCGCTACACGCAGTGGGAACGCCTCCGCTGAGATAGATCGGCTTTGCCGTCCCGCCTAATGTGCTGGTTCCGAGGTAGGTCGTTCCCAGGAACTTGGCGCTCCAATCACTGGACACTTCAAAGCAATTTTGCGTCTCCGCAACCTTCCCGATTGCCACACCTTTGCCACCACTGAGAAAGTCCATCACAACCGCCGCCGTTGAAACGGTGTCTGTGACGATAACCGTTGTGAATGTATCCTCCAGCTGGTATTTGATCTCATAGGTGGTTTCGGCGGAGATGTTGCCGCCGCCGAAAGTAAACGCTGTGCCAGAGGAGAAACTCTTGCTGGCGTTGGTCCAGGTGGTCGTACCGCTCTTTCGGTAGTAGGTAGAGCGGGTCACGCTGTTCTTGCTGGAGCAGGTGTAGTAGGTGTAACGGACGGTGCCTTTCACATAAGTGCCGTCATTGGTGATGGTCCCGGAACTATTGCACCGCTGGGACGAGTAGCTGGTGAAGGATGGTGGGCTGTAGGCCACCACCGAGATGCTCACCGTTGCCGCCGCCGAGGTGCGTCCTCTGGAATCAGTGACCGTAGCGGTAAAGGTGATCGTTCCAGAGGTGTTGAGGTAGCCCGTGGTCAAAGAGGATGCAGTGCCAGAAAAACCGCCGCCCGTGATGCTGTAGGAAGCAATCGTTGAGCCGTAAATCCCGGCCGCACCATTGATGGTCAGGGTGGCCTTGGATTTCGTCTGCACATAGATGCCCCAGCTACTGGGGACTGCGCCATCCACACGAGTGGCGGTCAGGCTGGAGATGGTCGGCACCACGGAGGTGGGAACCTTCAGCGTGATGGTAATGCTCTTGGAGCCGATGGCGGTGCTGCCGTTGTAGGTGGTGCAAGTGAGCGTCCCCGTGCCAG